ATGGGCGGCGTATGAGAGAAGCCCAAAACCTAGACTACCCATAATGGAGAAGGTTCACGTTGACATCGAGGAGGACAGCCCCTTCCTCAGAGCACTACAACGGAGCTTTCCGCAGTTTGAGGTAGAAGCCAAGCAGGTCACGGATAATGACCATGCTAATGCTAGAGCGTTTTCGCATCTAGCTTCCAAACTGATCGAGACGGAGGTGGAACCATCCGATACGATCCTAGACATTGGAAGTGCGCCCGCCCGCAGAATGTATTCAAATCACAAGTACCATTGTATCTGTCCGATGAAGTGTGCAGAAGACCCGGACAGATTATACAAATATGCATCTAAATTGAAGAAGAACTGTAAAGATATTACAGATAAAGAATTGGACAAGAAAATGGCAGAGCTTGCAGCGGTCATGGAGGACCCGGATCTAGAGCAGGAAACCATTTGTTTGCATGATGATGAATCATGCCGCTATGAAGGCAACGTGGCGGTATATCAGGACGTCTACGCTGTAGATGGTCCCACTAGTATATACCATCAGGCAAACAAAGGCGTTAGAGTCGCCTACTGGATAGGCTTTGATACTACGCCATTTATGTTCAAAAATTTAGCTGGAGCCTACCCTTCCTACTCTACTAACTGGGCCGACGAGACCGTGCTGACAGCCCGTAACATCGGCTTATGCAGCTCAGATGTCATGGAACGGTCTCGTCGGGGACTGTCCATTTTAAGGAAGAAGTATTTGAAACCATCAAACAATGTCATATTTTCCGTGGGTTCTACCATCTACCACGAGAAAAGAGACTTATTAAAAAGCTGGCACCTACCTTCTGTATTTCACCTACGTGGCAAGCAAAATTACACATGTCGGTGTGAGACGATAGTGAGCTGCGACGGGTACGTCGTTAAGCGTATCGCTATCAGTCCTGGCCTGTACGGGAAGCCGTCAGGCTATGCTGCCACTATGCACCGCGAGGGATTCTTGTGCTGCAAGGTAACAGACACGTTGAACGGGGAGAGGGTCTCTTTCCCAGTTTGTACTTATGTGCCAGCTACCCTATGTGACCAGATGACTGGCATTCTGGCAACAGATGTCAGCGCGGAAGACGCGCAAAAGCTGCTGGTTGGGCTCAACCAGCGCATTGTCGTGAATGGCCGCACTCAGAGGAATACTAATACCATGAAGAATTACTTACTACCAGTAGTTGCACAGGCATTTGCCCGGTGGGCTAAGGAGTACAAAGAGGACCAAGATGATGAAAGACCGCTGGGATTGAGGGACAGACAACTTGTGATGGGTTGCTGCTGGGCGTTTAAGAAGCACAAGATTACATCCGTGTACAAACGCCCTGACACCCAGACAGTCATAAAGGTACCCAGTGACTTCCACTCCTTTGTGCTACCCAGATTGGGGAGCAGTTCTCTGGAGATGGGGCTAAGAACTAGAATAAAGAAGTTGCTGGAAGATAAGAAGACAACCCCACCTATAATTACTCCTGAAGACATCTCATCGGCAAAAGATGCTGCCACGGAAGCTAAGGAAATCAAGGAGGCAGAAGAGTTACGTATTGCACTGCCTCCTATGGTTCCAGACGTGGAGGAACCGACTCTGGAAGCCGATGTAGATTTGATGCTGCAAGAAGCAGGGGCAGGGTCAGTAGAGACGCCCCGAGGACTAATTAAAGTTACCAGCTATTCCGGTGAAGACAAGATCGGCTCCTATGCGGTACTTTCACCCCAGGCTGTCCTTCGGAGTGAGAAACTCTCCTGCATACACCCGCTGGCGGAAGAGGTTATTGTTATAACCCACGCGGGAAGGAAAGGAAGGTATGCAGTTGAACCTTATCACGGCAAAGTGGTGGTCCCTGAAGGGCACGCTATTCCCGTAGCAGACTTCCAGGCACTCAGTGAGAGCGCCACCATTGTGTATAACGAGCGGGAGTTTGTGAACAGGTACCTACACCACATCGCCATCAACGGAGGAGCCTTGAATACCGATGAAGAGTACTACAAAGTGGTCAAACCCAATGAACATGATGGAGAATACCTATATGACATTGATAAAAAACAGTGTGTTAAGAAGGAACAGGTGTCCGGCCTCGGGCTGGCAGGTGAACTGGTGGAGCCTCCGTTCCACGAATTCGCGTATGAGAGCCTAAGGACTAGACCGGCAGCTCCTTATCAAGTACCAACTATAGGAGTGTACGGAGTACCTGGCTCGGGTAAGTCCGGGATTATAAAAAGTGCCGTGACAAAAAGAGATCTGGTGGTCAGTGCAAAGAAGGAAAATTGTACCGAGATCATACGCGACGTGAAGAAGATGCGCGATCTAGACATAGTGGCGCGTACTGTCGATTCGGTACTGCTGAATGGCTGTAAACACCCAGTTGACACGCTGTACATTGATGAGGCCTTCGCATGTCACGCAGGAACGCTACGTGCGTTGATTGCCATCATTAAACCTAAAAAGGCAGTTCTCTGCGGAGATCCGAAACAGTGTGGCTTTTTTAACATGATGTGCCTTAAAGTGCATTTTAATCATGAAATTTGCACGCAGGTGTTCCACAAGAGCATCTCTCGTAGGTGCACTAAATCGGTTACGTCTGTTGTGTCCACGCTGTTTTATGACAAAAGAATGCGAACCACCAACCCAAAGGAGACCAAAATCGAAATTGACACTACCGGAAGTACTAAGCCTAAGAAGGACGACTTGATCTTGACGTGCTTCAGAGGATGGGTGAAGCAATTGCAAATTGATTACAAGGGCAATGAAATCATGACGGCTGCAGCCTCGCAAGGCTTGACCCGGAAAGGAGTCTACGCTGTCAGATATAAAGTCAATGAGAATCCCTTGTACGCACCTAGCTCAGAGCACGTCAATGTCCTGCTTACCCGCACAGAGGATAGGATTGTGTGGAAGACCTTGGCTGGAGATCCCTGGATTAAGACTCTCACTGCCAGATACGTTGGCGACTTCACCGCCACTCTAGAAGAGTGGCAACAAGAGCATGATGCCATCATGAAGCACATCTTGGAGAAGCCTGACCCTACAGACGTGTTTCAGAACAAAGCTAACGTATGCTGGGCCAAGGCCTTAGTACCAGTGCTGAAGACCGCCGGTATTGATTTGACAACAGACCAATGGAACACTGTAGTTCATTTTAAGGAAGACAAAGCTCATTCGGCAGAGATCGTACTAAACCAGCTATGCGTACGATTCTTCGGACTGGATTTGGACTCAGGTTTGTTCTCCGCACCCACCGTACCACTGTCAATAAAGAGCAACCATTGGGACAATTCGCCCTCACCGAACATGTATGGGTTGAACAAGGACGTGGTGCGCCAACTTTCAGTGCGTTACCCTCAGCTTGCCCGAGCAACAGCGACAGGCAGAGTATTCGATATGAATACCGGGACGCTGCGAAGCTATGACCCGCGTGTCAATCTAGTGCCCGTCAATCGCAAGCTGCCGCACGCGCTGGTTACACACCGCTCGGAGCAGCCCCGTAGTGATTTTTCTACGTTTGTTAGTAAGTTGAGGGGTCGAACAGTCCTGGTTGTGGGAGATAAGATGAATATCACTGGTAAGACAGTCGACTGGCTGTCTGAAAATCCTGAGGCCACCTTCAAATCCCGTCTAGACCTTGGCATCCCAAATGGGCTACCCAAATATGACATCGTGTTTGTGAACGTTCGGACGCCCTACAAGTATCATCACTACCAGCAATGTGAAGACCATGCGATAAAGCTCAGCATGCTGACAAAGAAAGCGTGCTTGCATCTCAACCCCGGAGGAACCTGCGTCAGCATCGGTTATGGCTATGCAGACAGGGCCAGTGAAAGCATCATCGGGGCTATCGCACGGCAGTTTAAGTTTTCTAGAGTGTGTAAGCCGAAAGCTTCATTGGAGGAGACGGAAGTGCTGTTTGTTTTCATAGGGTATGACCGGAGGGTTCGTACGCACAACCCATACAAACTATCCTCTACCCTGACCAATATCTACACCGGATCGCACCTGCATGAGGCCGGATGTGCCCCTTCCTACCACGTGGTACGTGGAGACATTGCCAACGCCGAGGAGGGGGTTATTGTCAACGCAGCAAATAGCAGAGGGCAGCCGGGTGGGGGTGTATGTGGGGCTCTCTACAAACGCTTCCCGGAGAGTTTCGACATGCAACCCATCGAGGTGGGTAAATCAAGGTTAGTAAAAGGGGCAGCGAAGCACATCATTCATGCTGTGGGGCCGAATTTTAACAAGGTATCAGAGCTGGAAGGGGACAAACAATTGGCCGAAGCTTATGAATCTGTCGCTAAGATTATTAATGACAATCATTACCGGACAGTGGCAATACCGCTTTTGTCTACTGGCATTTTTGCCGGGAACAAGGACCGACTTATGCAGTCTCTGAATCATTTGCTCACGGCGTTAGATACTACCGACGCGGACGTGGCTATATATTGTAGAGACAAGAAGTGGGAGGCCACCCTGAAAGAAGTTATAGCAAGGAGAGAGGCTGTTGAAGAGATATGTATCTCGGAAGATGCGTCTATTGCGGAACCGGACGCTGAATTGGTCAGGGTACATCCCAAGAGCTCCCTGGCGGGGCGCAGAGGCTTTAGTACGACCGATGGGAAGACATTCTCATACCTTGAGGGGACTAAATTTCATCAGGCGGCTAAGGATGTGGCTGAGATCAACGCGATGTGGCCTAATGCAACTGAGGCGAATGAACAGATCTGCCTGTACATCTTGGGAGAGAGCATGAGCAGCATTCGTTCAAAGTGTCCAGTTGAAGAATCAGAAGCTTCGACACCACCCAGTACATTGCCATGCCTATGCATCCATTCCATGACACCCGAACGAGTTCACAGACTTAAGGCCTCACGTCCTGAGCAGATAACGGTGTGCTCGTCTTTCTCGTTGCCCAAGTACAGGATCACCGGAGTGCAAAAAATTCAATGCTCTCATCCTATACTCTTCCTCCCGAAAGTGCCTGAGTACATTCATCCGCGCAGGTATCTTCCCCAAACGGAGAACCCTGTGGATCCACCTGAACTTCCGGAGCCTTCAGCCGTCGCCACACCTACAGCAGACGGTCAGACAGAGGAGGCCATGAGCATAATGTCGGAAACGACTGTTGCCTCTCTTGTACCTAATGAGATTGAGCCATCAACCGCCGCCACACCTGCAGCAGATAGTCAGACAGAGGAGACCATGAGCATAATGTCGGAAACGACTGTTGCCTCTTTTGTACCTAATGAGATTGTGGTCGAAGCGCAAGTACACTCAGACCTTATGCGCTTCTCCTCTAGCTGGTCAATACCGCAAGCATCTGACTTCGATGTAGACAGCGTGTCAGTCCAGGGCACCGTGGATATATTCAACAGTGCGCTGCAGGAGGATGCGAGTAGTGTAGCATCGTCGTACTGCTCGGGAATAAAACCTGTCCCTGCACCGCGCACTGTTTTTACTCAATCACCAAAACCTCGCAGACGGCGCCGTCGATCTAAAGCCAGCACGAGTTCTACGGCCCCTCTGGTGACCACATCCCGTGCTACATCACGATCAAGCCTTGTCTCAAATCCACCTGGGGAAAAGGTGACCACATCCCGTGCCACATCACGATCAAGCCTTGTCTCAAATCCACCTGGGGAAAAGAGGGTTATTACTAGAGAGGAGTTCGAGGCCTTTGTTGCGCAACAGCAATGACGGTACGAAGCGGGTGCGTACATTTTTTCCTCTGATACCGGTCAGGGGCATTTACAACAAAAGTCAGTGAGGCAGACGACGCTGTCCGAGGTAGTACTTGAACGGACAGAGTTAGAGCATTCGTACGCCCCGCGCCTCGACCTAGAGAAAGAAGAGATACTACGTAAAAAATTACAATTGAACCCGACACCAGCTAATAGGAGCAGATATCAATCCAGAAGAGTGGAGAACATGAAAGCGGTGACTACCAAAAGACTCCTCGGTGGTTTGGGGAGCTACCTGAAAACAGAAGGAAAGGTTGAATGCTACCGTACACTGTATCCTGTTCCCGAGTATTCTGCAAGCGTCAACCAAGTCTTTTCTAGTCCGCGCGTGGCTATTGAAGCATGTAATGCTGTATTGAAAGAGAATTTTCCAACAGTGACTTCATACTGCATAACACCCGAGTATGACGCCTACATGGACATGGTTGATGGAGCCTCCTGCTGTTTAGACACTGCTAGCTTTTGCCCAGCAAAGTTGCGCAGCTTTCCGAAACGACACGCCTATCTGGAGCCAACTATTCGTTCTGCAGTACCATCAGCCATACAGAATACCTTGCAGAATGTGCTGGCGGCGGCCACAAAAAGAAACTGTAACGTTACCCAGATGAGAGAGTTACCTGTTTTGGATTCCGCTGCTTTTAACGTGGAGTGTTTTAAAAAATATGCATGTAATAATGAATATTGGGAAACGTACAGGGAACATCCTATTAGGCTAACCGAGGAGAATGTAACCAATTACATTACTAAATTGAAGGGCCCGAAAGCAGCCGCTTTGTATGCAAAAACTCATAACCTTAGCATGTTGCAGGATATTCCAATGGATAGGTTCGTTATGGACTTGAAAAGAGATGTCAAGGTGACGCCTGGTACTAAACATACGGAGGAGAGGCCGAAGGTGCAGGTCATCCAGGCGGCGGACCCATTGGCTACGGCTTACCTGTGCGGAATCCATCGAGAGCTAGTGCGCAGGCTGAATGCGGTCCTATTGCCTAACGTCCATACCTTGTTTGACATGTCTGCTGAAGACTTCGACGCCATTATTGCCGAACATTTTCAGCCCGGAGACAGTGTGTTAGAGACTGACATTGCGTCGTTTGATAAGAGCGAGGATGATGCAATGGCGTTGACTGCTCTGATGATATTGGAGGATTTGGGCGTAGATCCAGAGCTGCTCACACTAATAGAGGCTGCATTTGGGGAGATATCATCCATCCATCTCCCCACGAAAACCAAGTTTAAATTTGGAGCAATGATGAAGTCTGGTATGTTTCTTACTTTGTTTATTAACACGGTTATCAACATTGTCATAGCCAGCAGAGTTCTACGTGAACGTCTGACCAACTCACCCTGTGCTGCATTTATTGGTGACGACAACATCGTCAAGGGTATCAAGTCAGATAAGCTGATGGCCGATAGATGTGCTACCTGGCTGAACATGGAAGTCAAGATCATCGATGCCGTAGTAGGAACAAAAGCCCCTTATTTTTGTGGAGGCTTCATCTTGTGTGACACAGTAACAGGTACAGCATGTCGGGTGGCTGACCCTCTGAAGAGATTGTTCAAACTAGGGAAGCCGCTCGCAGCAGACGACGAACATGACGATGATCGTCGTCGGGCTTTGCATGAGGAGTCAGCTCGCTGGAACCGTGTGGGCATACACTCCGAGCTGTGTAAGGCCGTAGAGTCACGCTATGAAACTACAGGTACATCTGTAATCATAACAGCCATGACTACCCTGGCACAGAGTGTCTCCGCATTCAAACATCTGAGAGGAAACCCTCTGACCCTCTACGGCTAACCTGAATGGACTGTGACGTAGTACAGTCCCCAAAAATGTTCCCTTATCAACCAACCATGTTTCCAATGCAACCAGCACCCTTTCGCAATCCTTATGCTGCGCCTAGAAGACCGTGGTTCCCGAGGACCGACCCCTTCTTAGCTATGCAGGTGCAGGAGTTGGCCCGGTCGATGGCGAACCTGACGTTTAAACAGCGTCGGGGCGCCATGCCAGGCGGGCCCCCTGCAAAAAAGAAGCGGAAGGAACCACAGCAGCAGGTTACTCAGGCGCAGGATAAGAAGAAGAATGGAAAGATGAAAAAGAAGAAACGTAATGGAGCAGCCCCCCCTAAAAATAAAAATAGTCCCAAGAAGAAAACGAACAAGAAACCCGGAAAAAGGCAGAGGATGGTCATGAAGTTGGAATCTGATAAAACATTTCCGATCATGCTGGACGGAAAGATCAACCGATATGCTTGCGTGGTCGGAGGCAAGCTATTCCGACCTATGCATGTAGAAGGAAAAATTGATAATGACACCCTTGCCGCATTGAAGATGAAGAAAGCATCCAAATATGACTTAGAGTATGCTGATGTACCCCAGAACATGCGCTCAGATACTCTTAAATATACACATGAGAAACCCCAGGGATACTATAACTGGCACCACGGCGCCGTGCAGTATGAAAATGGGAGATTTACAGTGCCGAAAGGAGTAGGAGCAAAAGGAGACAGCGGACGCCCTATATTGGACAACCAGGGCAGAGTAGTGGCTATAGTGCTGGGCGGTGCAAACGAGGGATCAAGGACAGCTTTGTCCGTAGTCATGTGGACTGAAAAAGGGGTCACAGTGAAATACACACCAGAGAATTGCGAGCAATGGTCGCTGGTCACCACCTTGTGCCTCCTCGCGAACGTCACATTCCCTTGCTCCACACCCCCGATTTGCTACGACCGAGCACCTGCCGAAACTTTGACAATGCTCAGTACCAACATTGAAAACCCGGGTTATGATGAATTGCTTGAAGCCGTATTGAAGTGTCCAGGTAGGCAGAAGAGATCCACGGAAGCGCTGTTTAAAGAATACAAGCTAACACGCCCGTACATGGCAAAGTGCGTCCGATGCGCAGTGGGCAGCTGTCACAGCCCAATTGCCATAGAAGCAGTGCGGAGTGATGGGCACGACGGCTACATTAGGTTACAGACATCATCTCAGTACGGTTTGGACCCCGCAGGTAATGTGAAGAGCAGAGTTATGAGGTACAATCTGTATGGCAAGATCGTAGAGATTCCACTACATGAAGTCTCGTTGCATACATCGCGGCCGTGTCACATCATAGACGGCCATGGATACTTCCTCTTAGCACGCTGCCCGGAAGGAGACTCTATTACTATGGAGTTTAGAAAGGATTCAGTCACCCACTCTTGCTCTGTGCCGTATGAAGTGAAATTTACACCAGTGGGCAGAGAACTGTACAGTCATCCGCCCGAGCATGGAGCGGAACACCCATGCCGTGTGTACGCTCACGATGCCCAGCAGAAGGATGCGTATGTAGAGATGCACCTACCCGGTTCTGAAGTAGACAGTTCGTTACTCTCCATGAGTGGTAGCGCTGTCCGGGTAACACCACCGTCTGGGCAGAACGTGCTTGTAGAGTGTAATTGCGGCTCGGCAGTATCTGAAACCATCAGCACCGCAAAGACATACAATCAGTGCACTAAGACCTCCCAGTGCCGTGCGTATCGCTTACAGAATGACAAGTGGGTGTACAATTCGGATAAACTTCCAAAAGCATCAGGAGAAACCTTGAAAGGAAAATTGCACGTGCCCTACCTTCTGTCTGATGCGAAGTGCACTGTGCCACTGGCACCGGAACCAATAGTGACCTTTGGTTTCCGGTCCATTTCCTTAAAATTACACCCACGCAATCCAACCTATCTGACTACTCGCCAACTAGATGGCGAGCCAAATTATACCCATGAACTTATTTCAGAACCCTCGATTAGAAATTTTACTGTGACGGAGCACGGATGGGAATACGTTTGGGGCAACCATCCGCCCCAACGGTATTGGGCACAAGAAACAGCTCCAGGTAACCCACACGGGCTGCCGCATGAGGTGATTATTCATTACTATCACAGGTACCCTATGTCTACTACACTCGGATTGTCGATCTGCGCCGCTGTGGTAATCACAGCAATAGCCGCATCCACTTGGCTATTTTGTAAGTCGCGAGTATCCTGTCTGACTCCTTACCGATTGACGCCGAATGCTCAGTTACCAGTATGCTTAGCGTTCTTGTGTTGCGCAAGGACCGCTAGGGCAGAGACAACATGGGAATCCCTGGATCACCTCTGGAATCATAATCAAAACATGTTTTGGAGCCAGTTGCTCATTCCACTAGCCGCGCTTATTGTGTTGACCCGCCTACTGAAGTGTCTGTGTTGCGTAGTTCCTTTTTTAGTCCTAGCAGGCGCCGCAAGCGTCGGCGCCTACGAGCACGCAACCACGATGCCGAATCAGGCGGGGATGCCATTTAACACAGTAGTTAATCGCGCAGGGTATGCACCATTAGTCATCAGCATTACCCCGACAAAGGTAAGGCTCATTCCTACATTGAACTTGGAGTATGTTACATGCCACTACAAGACAGGGCTTGACTCACCTTCCATCAAGTGCTGCGGAACGCAGGAATGTCCAAAGGTAAACAGACCCGATGAGCAATGTAAGGTATTTACCGGTGTGTACCCTTTTATGTGGGGCGGCGCATACTGCTTCTGTGACTCTGAAAACACCCAACTCAGCCGCGCGTATGTGACAAAATCTGACGACTGCTCAGCTGATCACGCTCTAGCTTACAAAGCCCACACCGCCTCAGTTCAGGCGTTCTTGAATATCACTGTGGGAGAGCAGTCAACAACAGCAGTGGTGTACGTGAATGGTGAAACGCCTATTAGTTTTAATGGCATCAGATTGGTCGCAGGTCCTTTATCTACTGCTTGGACGCCGTTTGACAGGAAGGTGGTGCAGTACGCTGGAGAGATATATAATTATGATTTCCCAGAGTACGGAGCAGGACACGCCGGAGCATTCGGAGATCTTCAAGCCAGAACGACAACCAGCAATGACCTGTATGCCAACACCAATTTGGTGTTGCAAAGACCCACCGCCGGAACCATTCACGTGCCTTACACGCAGGCACCATCAGGCTTTGAACAGTGGAAGAAAGACAAGCCTCCATCACTGAAGTATACAGCACCATTTGGATGTGAGATCTATGTGAATCCTGTCAGAGCTGAAAATTGTGCCGTGGGATCTATACCATTAGCCTTCGACATACCCGACGCCTTGTTTACCAGGGTGTCTGAAACACCGACACTGTCGAACGCAGAGTGCTCCTTGAATGAGTGCGTATACTCATCTGATTTTGGCGGGATCGCCACTGTCAAGTACACAGCGAGTAAATCAGGCAAATGTGCAGTACATATTCCCTCAGGCACGGCGACTCTGAAAGAATCACTAGTGGATGTGGTAGAACAAGGATCCCTGACCCTTCATTTTTCAACTGCCAATATACATCCGGAATTTAAACTTCAGATATGTACAACGCATCTTACATGCAAAGGCGATTGTCATCCGCCTAAAGACCATATAGTAACACACCCACAGCTCCACGCCCAGACATTTACAGCCGCGGTCTCTAAGACCGCATGGACGTGGTTGACTTCACTCCTGGGAGGTTCAGCCGTAATTATTATAATCGGCCTTGTGTTAGCAACTGTTGTTGCTATGTACGTGCTGACCAACCAGAGACACAATTAAACCGCAGTAGCAATTGGCAAGCTATATAAAAGAATTATAAAGCGATAATTGGCAAATCGCATGTAAATCCCAGCAGCAATTGGCACGCTGCATATATAATTTACTTGGCGGCAATTGGCAAGCCGCCCATAACAAATTTTTATTTTCTTTTCCAATAATTGGATTTTGTTTTTAATATTTC